TGGAGTTGGTGGTATTACTGAATATGATGTATGGAGATTAACTTCTGATGTAACTACTAGTAGTCAAACTTTAACATCAAATTTAGCTAGAACTACTGCATTAGGATTTCAAAAGATTGGAACAGGTATGTCTGAAAGTGGTGGTATTTTTACTTTTCCTAGCACAGGCATTTGGGAAGTATATGCTAGATTTAGTGCTAATAATGGAGCTAACAAAGTTCGAAGTGCTACTTGTCAAATACAATACACTTCTAATAATTCTAGCTATGCACAAGTTTTATCTGCAACTGGTAATATGTATGATGATGGTACAGAAAATACATACTTTGTTGGAGATACTAAATTTACATTTGACATAACTGATACAGCAAATCAAAAAGTTAAATTTCATTTAACATCAGATGATAATGCTTCTACATTTCAAGGTCATAGTTTGACAACAAGTGGTAATGGCTGTGTATTTATATTTACAAGAATTGGAGATACTTAATGAGTTACTTAGGTAGAGGTTTAGAACAAGTAGATAATATATCTAAACTAGATAACATTACTTTTAATGGTGGAACAACATACGCATTAACTAAAGACAGTGCAGCTTTTACGCCCATATCAAGCAATGCCATACTAATTTCTATAGATGGCGTAATTCAGCAAGGTAACTTTTCGGTATCTGGTACTAACATAGTATTTAACTTTTCTCCTACTGGAAGTAACACTTGTGATTTTATTATGCACTATGGAACTGGTGTAGCTTTTACTCCAGCAGATAGTTCTATAACAAAAGATAAAACTGATTTCATATCTACTTCTAGCTCCTCTGGTTTACAGATAAAAGGAGATGGTACAACTGATGGTACTCTACAGTTAAACTGTTCACAGAATAGTCATGGAGTTAAAATCAAATCTCCAGCTCATAGTGCTGGTCAAAGCTATACATTAACTTTACCTACTACTTCTCCAGCATCTAATAAGATAATGCAAACAGATGGCTCAGGTAATTTAAGTTTTGTTGATAAACCTAGTGGTGGATTAACTTTGTTATCAATGATTGACCAAGACTTAGGAACAGGAAATAAAATACAATTTCAACAAGTCTTTTCATCTGAATATGATTATTACAAAGTAATAGGTAGCTTTAGTCTTGGTAGTACAGGGTCACATAATATAGAATTTAGATGGCTTAATTCATCTAATGCTGAACAAACAGCTTCAGAATATTATGGAGTTGCACAAGGTTGGCGATATAGCAATAGTGCAAATGATAGAAGTGATTGGGGTCAATGGCAAGATTCAGGAATGGATTTTGTTAGAGATGTAGCTGGGGGAGCTTACTATAGAAAAGTAGTTCTTGAAATGGATTTACACCCAGATGCTTATGCTTCAACAACTTATAGTGCTTTTCAATGGAGTGCAGGATATTTTAAATATCAAGGTGCTTCTGAAGCTGTATCACATATTACTGGTTATGGAGCTTACGCACAAACTACTGATTTATCTGGTGGTGGTTTTCAATTAGAAACTAATAATAATTATGATTTTGTAAACATGGGAGTATATGGAGTGAAAACAACAACATGAGTAATAATGGAATTTTTGCAGTTAATGTTAAAACTGGTACTAAAACTTTTATTGAATACACAGACGAAGAACAAGCTATTCAAGATACAAAAAATGCAAAGTTTAATAATGCAGAAAGTAAACTTCGTTGGATAAAAGAACATAGAGAAACAAAATTAAGAGAAACAGATTGGTGGGTACTACGAGGTAATATGACAGACGCACAATCTACTTACAGACAAAATCTGAGAAATATTCCACAAGATTATTCTGAAGATAAATATGATGAATTACTTGCCACTGATGAACAAGGTAACTTAACACATACAGTATGGAGTAAACCATGAGTTTAATTAAGGTAAAAGGAAGTTCTATTTCTGGAGCTCTTGCGGCAGTAGATGGGTCTGCACTAACTGGGATTGGTGGTGGTATAACTATGGTTGATACTTGGTACACTACAACAACACAAACTATTAGTAGTGGAGCTGGTTTACAAAATTGGTCAAGAATTACAGGCATTGCAAATAGTGCAGATAGAAGTCATGCAACTATTGGTAGTGCTATGACCATGAGTGGTAATTATGTTTTTGTTTTTCCAACAACAGGAAAATATTTAATTCATTTTAAATGTTATAGAAGCGGAGATTCAGCTACAAACTATACAGGAATTAAAATGATGAATGAAAGTGGTTATGGCTTAGATTTGTCTTATGAGCATGATAGCGGGAGCAACCCAAGTTGGCATCATACTTCTTTAAGTAATTTGGCTTTTATAGATGTTCATGACACATCTGATAATGATTGTAGAGTAAAATTTATTGCTTCTAGTGGTGGTAGCAGTTCTTACGCAGGCGGCACAGACACACCATGTAAAGTTGTTTTTATTCGTTTAGGAGATACATAGAATGGCAAAAATAAAATTATCACAAGCAATTTTAAGTTTAAATCCTAATGCAGTTTTTGGATATTCACATGACCAAAATGATGACAGTGTTGAATTAATTGACACTATATCATGGCAAAACAACACTACACCAATATCAAAAGAAGATATTTTAGCTGAACAACAAAGATTACAGGCGATAGAAGATGCCTAAACATTTCTGTGATTGTGGCAAAGAAGTATATTGTAATTGTATGCCATGCGAAGTTTGTAATAACGTAATAGAAGATTGCACTTGTCAATAGATGCCATCTGTATCTGATAAAACTGAAATAGGTTTACCTCTTAAAAATTTAATTGGTTTACTCGGAGCTGTTGCTACAGCTGTATGGGCATACTTCGGTATAATAGAAAGATTAAATAACATAGAAACTAGAGCTACACTATTTGAAGCTGATCTACTCAAAGCTGCTGATCAAAAACCTATTGACCAGGAACAATATATGCTGCTTGAATTTTCTGCCAAACAATTAGAAAAAGTAACTACTGAAATGGAATCTATGATGAACAATAGAGTCAATATAGATTTTTTAAAAACACAAGTAGATAAGCTACAAAAAGATGTTGAAGATCTAAAAGATAAGGTAAGAAAAAATGGTAGTTGAAACAGTATTTGCTTTATGTATGTTTGTTAATGGATCTCTTGATGGTCATATGATGACACCAGGTTTATCAAAATGTTTGAAAGCTAAACGTGAAGCTGAAAGAAACCTTAGTGATAATAGAGAAAATGTTATACAATATAGATGTGGTCAAGTAGTTGCTGAACTTAGACCAGATAGTGAGGGTAACATGAAGATCTATAAAATTATAGAGGATAAATACTAATGAAAGTTTGGCTTTTAGTATTGTTTTTACATACACCAGAAATGCCAAGCATAAAATATTCTGCTGAGTTATATGCAAATGACTTTGATTGCATAGAAAGACAAGCTGCAGCTCTTAATGCTTTTGAACAAAGATCTGAAGAATATAAAGATAGAACAAAGTTTGATGCACACTGCATAGAATTTGATTCATTTCCTATTCCATATTTGTTAGGTACATAATGTCTGAGTGGGAGGTACAAGTGAAACAAATACAAAATTCTTTAGATGAAATTAAAAGAGAAATTAAAGAAAATAAAAAAGAAATTGTTGAATTAAAAGAAGAAATGGCAACTGGTAAAGGAGCTATAAAAGCTGTTGCTTTCGTTGGTCTTATATTAACAATAGTGTGGACAACATTTAAGATGCTAACTTATAAGTAACTATGTATGAAGTTTCAAGGAAACAAAGTCTTAGTAATAGGAGATGTCCACGATTCTCCAAAGCTATCTAAAGACAGACTTACCTGGATAGGTAAATACGCAAGAAAATCTAAACCAGATTATATAATTCAAATCGGAGACTTCGGCAGCTTCGATTCATTATCTAGTTTCCAAAAGAATGATACACAACAAGGCAAGTTAAAAGATGCTTTTATGGTTGATATACTTTCTCTTAGAAATGCGATTGATACTTTTAATAAAGCATTAAAGAATGATTCTATTCCTAGACATTGTACTATTGGTAATCACGAAATGAGAGTACATAAGTTTGAAGAAAAGATTCCAGAAATACAAGGTCTAATGAAAAAAGCATTATACGATACTTTCCATGATAGAGGTTGGACTACCACAGAATATGGGGAGTTTAAATTTATAGGTGGCGTTGGTTTTGTCCATGCTCCTTTGAACATTATGGGTAAAGAATATGGAGGTAAAAATGGGGAAGTACAAGTAGCAAATGATACCTTACATGATGTAGTTTTTGGTCATACACATAAGCATAGAGATTGGAAAGCTCCCAAAATTGGCGATTCACAATGGGTAAGAATAGTCAATGTTGGTTGTAGTTTGCCGCAAGATCATGTAGAAGAATACGCAAAACTTAATATGACAGGGTGGTCCTGGGGTATTGTAGAACTTGATATATGGAGTAATCATATACAAGATAGTAAATTTATCTCTATGAGTAGATTGGAGAAAGAATATGGTTAGTAATTTATGGGCGAAAGCCAAAGACAGCTGGAGTGGTTTAAACAAAAGAGGTAAAATTCTTTTTGGTGCTATTACAGTAATTATACTTTTGATTATCTGGAACTGGATAATCTAATGCCTTTACCTTTATTATCAACAGTTGGACCTCTAGCTAAGATGATAGGAGGTATTGTTGACAAAGCAATACCAGATAAAGACATGAAAGAAAAACTTAAACATGAACTTAACACACAACTTATAAATGGAGATCATGAAGAACTTATCGCAAAGTCTAGTATCATTAAAGCCGAAGCTGAATCTAAGCATTGGCTTACTGCTACTTGGCGTCCAGCTCTTATGTGGATTTGTATTATTGTTATCGCTAACAATTATATTATTGCTCCTTTCGCTAATGCTATATTCGGTACAAGTCTTTCGCTAAGTATACCAGATCCAATGTGGAATCTTCTAACTATTGGTGTTGGTGGATACATAGCTGGAAGAAGTGGCGAAAAAATAGCTCAGAAATGGAAAGAGAATAGCTAATTCGGTTAGATTTGATTAGTCATACCGAAGAAACATAAAAACTCGCTGACAAGCAAAAAAAAGGGGATTACACGCATTTACGCATAATCCCCTAAAGAAGCGATGAAAAAGTCAACTATACAGATCAAACCCACACACATTAATATTATTAACTAATATTTCTATATATTGTTCAATTCTTTTATAGTTTAACCTTTCCTTTCGGCACTTAAGATGTAAGTAGAAAAAGCAGCCAAAACTCTTTTCCTACTCCTTTCTGCAACCACGCAGAAACTATTATCCAGCTGGTGGATTTGTATCTAAGATTTTCCACCACCAGCTAGATCAGTAACAATAATCTACGACCGGGTTGATTATTATTACCTCAGCTGTCAGTTCAGCTGTTCTTAAAATGGTATATCGTCTACACTATCAGTTGAACTTGCAGCTGCTGGTTTACTACCAGTTGCTTTCTCTCCAACCATTCTGATTACACCACTAAACTTTGGTACAAGTATTTCTGTTGTAGTCTTTTGATTGCCCTCAGAATCAGCATACTTTGAATACTCAATCTCGCCCTCAACATACAACATAGTACCTTTGTGTACATACTTCTCGATAGTCTCAGCTAGTCTTGGATCAAACACTTTGATCATATGCCATTGTGTTTTCTCCTGGTTAGTCTGACCTACCTTGTATCTTTTGTTGGTAGCCAAAGATAACTTTGCAAACTTTTCGTCTTTTGTAGTTACTTTGATTTCTGGCTCTGAGCCAACTCTACCAATCAACATTACTTTATTAATCATCAGTTACTCCTATCTCTAAATTATTTATTAACTCTGAATCCATAATGGCTTCTTGCATCTTAGTAGCAATATCAACTGTCTTAAACATTCTCTCGTTGGTATTACCCCATTGTTGCCAAGTACCAGCTTCAGTATCTAAACTAAACTTTACCTTAGAATGAATATTATCATTCAACTCTATAGTTCCAGAAACATATATTCTAGGTTTCATCTTTCTTTAGCTCCTTTGCTTTTGATTCATACTCAGCTGTAGCTTTCTGTACATACTTACTATTGTCAAACAATCCTAAGAATACATCAGCTGACATACCTAGATAACTCAAACCTTTTGTTAGAGCATCTGTCATAGCTTTCTTACTAGCTTCATCATCAAAACGATTTGTTTTACCTACAGATAGTTTCTGCATAGATGATATTGGACCATACTTGTACCAGATATCATCTTGATCTTTCCAAACAATCTTAACTTCTGCAGCTACATAAGTATCTGTGTAAGCATAGCTCACATCAAAACCCCAACCTTTACCACAAGGTCCAAAGGTTTCTGTCATCTTACCGATCTGCCACATAGGATCTATCGAAGTAATATCTCCAAATCCTTTGTTAATCTTTTTTGTAAACTTAGGATCTGTAACTTTCAGTTGATCCCAAATAATTTTATTTGGATTGTCTGTTCCTTTCATTGTACCTCCATACGATTATATTTTTGTTAAACTGATTCTTTCTTGTAACTCCAGAATCAATTATATCCTTACTGATTTTTAACTCAGTAAATCTTGGTCTTACTGATAATATTGTAATATTCAGTAGATCTGCTACTTCTTCTGGTGTAGCTCCATAACTACCTTTATTCTTTATTATCTGTAATACTTTAGTTCTCAAATATGGCAGCTTTTTGTTTATGTCTTTAGCTGCATTTTTGCTAGTGTTCTGTTTCTTGTAACCAGCTGCTATTGGGTAATTCAAACTCATACGCTTGTTCTCCATTCAAATAAATTCTTGTTAAATTATTCTCAACAATCTTACCATCTCCTTTGAACTGATCAAAAGCAACAAAGTCTGGTGGCTGTACATTTGTCATAACAAAATTCCAAAACATACACTCAGCATAAAACATTTGTTTGATGAACTCATCATCTCTCTCAATCTCATAGATCTTGTGTTGAGAATTACCAATCAGTACAGATAGATACGCTTTCTGAAATCTTGTAACCATCAGATAATGTTGTATCTGAGGATAATATCTATGTGTAACATCTTTGAACGAAAATGGGCTGACATGCTTTGCTTCAAATATACAACCACTATCTGTAATACCATCAACACTTGCATACAAAAATTCTACAAGTTTAGATTGTAAGATACCTGGTTTAAGTACTTGAATTTGTGTTTCTTTTGTAAACCATTCTCGATTAAAATCTTCGGTTATGATACCAAGTTGTACTGGTAAAACATCTGATAGATCTACAGGAGGTTTCTTACCTGTCTTGATCTCCCACAAATCTTTCCAATTACCATTTACAATTTCTTTGGCATCTGTACCACCAAGTCCTTTCATTTCTTCACGCTGCATATCTTCGTGAATAATAAAAGAAGTATTCATCTTCTTCTTCTTCGCCATAGTTCCCTTTCTTGTTTGTATTTAGTCATCAAAAGTCTTACCACATTTGAAACTTTTTTGTTATCTTTTACATACTTACTATTGTACAATTTATCAAACTCAACAGCTTCTTCTATTGTAAAATACTTGTAAGCTAGTTTAGTAACAAATCTTCTTTTTCTCCTTATCAATACGATAGGATCTTCAATCTTCTTTCTTTTTACTATCCCTAATCGATTCAAGATTTGCTTCAAGTGTTGTACCATAATTGTTCTCCAATAACTTGTTTAAGTACCAAGCAGCTTTCATTAAATCTTCTTCTCCATTCTTCTTGGTATGTCTCTTAACATACTTTACAATGTTAGCTTCCAAAAAATTTAGATCCCAATCAAGTATAACATCTGTCAGATGATATCTATTTTCGGTATAGTAATCTGGATTTGTATTATGTCTGGTCATAAACTTTTCTCATATATATTCTATGACCTTTCATTTTATTTCTTTTAAAATGATTGTTAATAGTATTAGTTACATTCTCAATCTTCTTCTTAATCCAATCTGGATTCATTGGTATTTCTGAAGTCTCATACTCCAGGACATACTTAATCTTAAGTGGATTTTCTTGCGATATCCTCATCATTTGGATCTCCTTTCATATTCATGTGTTCGGTACAAAACCATGTACGCATATAGTCATTACTGTAAATTCCTATCTTACCACAATGACATCTTTGATGCTCTTGTTTTTCTTTCGGTGTCTTGTTAAAAAACCACCAACCAGGTATCTTGATTAGTTTTTTCTTTTTAGCCACAGCTCACACTCAAGAGCTTCTGCCCAGCAACAGAACAAGTACCCAGATGGTTTTCGGATTCCTACTTCCCACTTAGATACAAGTCCTATTGCGACATTCATCTTTCTATCCAAAGCATTTTGTGTCAATCCCAGCTCTTTTCGTTTCTCAACAAACTGAGAAATTAGCTGTTTCTGAAACTTTTCTGTAAGTGCATAAGCCATACAAAAAAATACCTTGATTTTCGTCAAATGTAAAGCTACGAATAGTTTTCAATTCCTTCTGAGAAAAACTAGGGCAGTTATCCTTTCGGCTGCCCTAGAACTTCTACTGGCTCAATAGCATCTTCAATATCTCTTGCTGATATAGATTCAAAGTTTTCATTCTCATACTTATCTATTTCATCAGTAACTTCTTTGAGCTGTCTTTCCAAAATCTTTTTGACTTCGGCAAGACTTGTAAGAATATCTTTTAGTTTCTTTTCACGATCATAGTAATAATCCATACGATCATGTGCTTGTTCTTGATTGTCAAGAAATGCTCTACCCATTATGCTCATTGTTTTCCCTTTCGTTTTCATCAATGATAGCTTGATATTTACCAATAATATTCTCTATCATATTGATAGCATCATCAAACTTAGTGATCTTTGGTTTAGGATCTTCAATAAGTTTTCTGACATTTTTTAACTCATCAATAAAATTTTGTACATCATTCATACTACCACTCACTCGCTTTCATTATAGTCAATACTCTTATAGTCTGACTAGGATCAGATGCATCTGGACTATGATACATCATAGCATTATCTTTATAATCTATCTTCCAGAAAATCTTTTCTTTCTGATACATAAAGTTTCCAAAGTCTCTTTCTCCATATGGATTGTTATCTTCTGTAAAATTTCTATACAAAGCAACATTATTTAAGAACTGCATTCTATTCATACCATTTACAAATATACTAGCTCCTCTAGTAATATATGCTTTGTCTTTACTATCAGCTTTGAATAACTCTCCAGTAATTAGTTTCTTACGAAGCTCGTCATTGAGAAGTGCTATCTTCTCAATCTTCGGTAGCTTCTTATTTTTTAGAACTTTTTGATCTACCATCTAACCACTCCTTTTCATCTTTAGATAAATTATCTTGATTGTTTTCAAGATTGTCTAATCTAACTTCGATAGCTCTTATATTTTTGATAATCTTTTCAACCAAAGCTAGATTCAGTCTTTGATCCAGGCTCGTTATCTGGCTCTCCAAATTCTCCATAGTTCTGTTCCTTTCGTTTGTAATCTCTATCAACATCACGCACAACCTTGTGTCGTTTGTAATATCTTGTAATTATGTATGAGAAATCCTCATCAAGAAGTATTCGGTAGTACCAAATACCTCTACGCTTGACATAACCGTATGCTGCACTTGTTGCTACACCTCTAAGTACTCGGTAACCAAACCTTGTCGCTGTTCTGAATATCATTTTCATTCCTTTCTGTTAAAAAACTATAACTAGAACTATTACTTTCCACACAGTAATAGCACAAATCATCTTCAATATACTGATGTCCATTACACTTTGGACACACTTCTGGTGTCTCCATTTCCCTTTCTCCTTTCTACTTGCTCTTTACAAGCAATAAATACTGTAGTTATACTACTATTTTGGCAGTAATTAGGCAATCTTTTCCATCTAGGATCTTTGATCATCTTATCTGCTACATAGAAATACAACCTCATGTTGTTGTCTACAATATCACTGTTCTTCAACGTATATTCTGACTTCATCTTTCTCTCCCTCCTCGGTAAACCTTACAGCTATCTCTTTGATACTGTGGAAATCTCTTTCAATATCTCCACTATCCTCATCTTTATCAAAGTCATATTTACTTATAAAAGTCTTACCACATATCACGACTTTACAATCTGATGATATGCGGTTTACTTTGCATATTATATCTTTTAGTTGTTCCATAGTTGGTTTCATAATTAATCCTTTCATTTACTTACACAGTAGTTCTCCTGGTTAGCACTCAAATATCCACTACCAAGTTTTAAGAGTATTGCTATTACTATCCTCGAACATGATATAAACCTGTCAAACATCACATGATGTTATCTATCTTACTGGCTATCAGTAAGCATGACCTCAAGTCTTATATCATCTTGTTCTCATAAGCCCTCGCTTTCGGTTATTGTAAACCAATTTTTTTTTAGATGTAAGGGGGTATATTGCAACCCCCTCACAGTAATAATATTTACAGTTTAGAAGAAAATGGATAGTCAAATTCTAATGGAATAGTATCTCCAATTTTTACAACTGGATCTACCTTGTGTCCATTCTTTGACCACCAACTATTAACAACCTTGTTGTTGTCTTGCTTTTTCTCAAAACTTACTGGCTTTGATCTGTATGGTACATAGTCTTTACCAATCACAGACTTGAAGAAATCCTTAGTAGCATCGATTTGAATACCAAGTAACTCTACATTGTATTGTAGATTGTTCATACCAATAGACAACTGCTGTAACTTGTTACCAGTTACTTCTTGATTGTTCTGATATGCTTCTTGAGTACCAATATAACTACCATTATCTTCTGATACCATTCTCAGCTTGACTTGAAGTTTGTCTACAGCTTTCTGTGCTGAATCCTTTCTTTTCTCAAGTCTTGCAATATT